ACATACACTACTGCTGTCATCGACCCATAACGGAACACCTTCTAAGATTGATGCAACTCCGCTACTGCTGTTAAACACAAATGCTGCCTTGGCTCGTCTAAGGTCATGCTCTATTGGAACCTTGGTACTGTCGCTGATTGTCACTCCGGGCCGTAACAGTGGTGTTAGATCTGCTATTTTTCCTGGATGCGGTCTAAGCACAATTGGAAGATTAGATACTTTTCTCACTGCTTCTATTTTTTGCCTTGTCCATTCTACAGGACTTTGACCTTTCATGCTCCACCCGCCGTCTCGTTGCACTAAGAATAAAATATACTCGCCGTCTCGTTTCCAGTCTTTTATGTTAAGGCCAATATCGTTGGATAAAATATTCCAACGAGCAGAGTTAGAATTTTTATTAGCATACTCGCTGGAATCGTAATCAACACCGTTAATACTATATCTTAGATATTTGCTGTCGAGATCTTTGAATTTAAAACAGTTAGCGTCAATGGCCATGATATGATTGTTCTGTCGACGTTGATGTTCGACTATCTTAGCACGTAGTTTAATATTTTCTGTTGTTTGAATTGGACTTGGCCAGCCAAGAATTACCGCTAATTTTGCAGGTTGTATCACATATGTAGTTTCAATATGCACACGAGCACCTTGAGATTTCGCACCATCGGCAAATGCAGTGAGGGTATCTACCTTTCTACCGGGTGTTTGCTTATGCAAGGAACTTAGATAAACAACAACGTCAAACATCGGAATCCTTATTTAGGTTGCCACAGTGTTACATCATCGTCGTTTAAGATTCTCCAAGCAGTGCCGTCCCTCATTTCTGCTTCCGAGAACTGACAGTATGACAGATGAGCAGCCCAGGCTTCAACTTCTTCTACTGTTGGGATTTTTGGATTTTCGATCTGTGAAAGATCTGATAAACTAACAGCATGTGCGGCATTAGGTCCGAGAGTAAACGCTGGCTTACCTAACAATACTGCCTCAGTGGCAGCAATGCTATTGAATGTCACTAAACAATGAACATCCTTGGACAGAGCCATTTCCATAGTATCGGTAGCTGTTCTTTCTCGACGGCTAACCTTATTTCTAACAACGATCGGACGATCACTATACATTTTAATTGTTGCAATTGTTTCCTGCATCCATGTTTCGAGATCAAGACCAAACGCACTCATAGCCTTAGCACTTGGAGGACATAATAAAATATTGCTGCCTTTTCTAAACTTGCTTCGATGCCATCCAGTTGCTTCTAATCGATCAAACGGCCTTTCAATAACAGGGCCGATGTTCTGCATAGCATTCTTAGTGATTCTATGGAAGAATTTTTTACGAACATTACCAAAATATCCGGTATCAATGTAATAATAATCTCTACCGTTTTCTTCACAGGCCCGCATGTGTTTGGCTTTAGTGATTCCTCTGAATACCACCGGAGTCATTGAATTTTCAATTTTATCGTAGTTTGTGATTGTGCCGCCACAGCCAAGAATAAAAGATTCCATGTACGGATCCCAACCTATACCTTTACCGTCATTAGGATCACGGCCGCCGTCAACGGCTACTGCTGCATTATTGTCTAACATTTTAATATCCTTGATTACATTGCTCACGGTGGTGTTATAAATTTTTCCGGATGGATCAACTCGATACTTTAATATCTTTTTAAATACAGTTTCAATATCTTTTGGAATGTGGTCAAATGGACCAGGTGCTGGCGCCTTCTTCAATGATTCTACCATTGCAGCATGTTCGACGGCCCATTGATAGCCGTATTCACAATGTTTGTAATTATCAAACCACGGCCCTCCTTCTGTATAATGAATAGCCTTGGCACAGCCATCTTGAGGTTCGTGATACCAGTTTACTAGCCAATTGTATTGATAAGACAACTCTCCGATTTCGTTGTCAGCTAACCACATAAATCTGTGAAAATATTGTCCAAGATTCACTTCGTTATTAATTATCTGGGGAGTTAGTTCAGCGTTGGCTGGATGACCGCAGTTCCATAAAATCATCGAACTCCAGTTTTTTCTCGGATACGGCATTTGTTTACAGCCATCCATTTTGTCGCCTTCCTGTGGAGTATAATCGTGTTTTACACACATAACTGCATATTGATCGTCAGCCGCATTGAATATTTCTGTAACATCACATTGAAATAGAAAGTCACAGTCAACAAAAATTGCCCATCCTTTATATCCTGTTAGATAAGGTACAAGAAATCGGGTAAATGTAAATTCTGTGGAACTCAACGCATCTGGTTGTCTGGTATAAATTCCTGCTTCTCTTAATTCGGATTGCTTGAGAGGGATAACTTCAACCCCAACGCTTCTAGCCTTGATACTAAATTCACAAACTCGATAAGCGATATCTTCTCGTGGATCGTATCCAACAAACACTTTCATAAATTTCCTTGTATCATTGTTAATGCAGCACCGGTTCGTAATTCATCATTATGGAATTGACCATAGGCCAAATGGCAGGCCCAACTATATAATTTATCTTGATCTGGGTAGTACGGATTTTCAATTTGACTCAAATCAGTAGCAGCCACCGGCTTGGCAGCGTTACAGAGTGCTAATACAAACACGGGATAGCCATACATAACCGCCTCTGTGGCAGCATTGGAGTTAAAAGTTACCAATGCAAACACATCATCATCGAGGGCCTGTTTTAGAGTATTACCAACTGTGCGATCAATACGCTTAGGAGCACGTTCGCGTATTTCTATAGGTCTGTCTGTGTATTTTTTAATTGTTTCGATGGTATCGTTGGTCCATTGTTCTAGGTCTATTCCGTAGAACTTGCAGGGCTTTTCATCAGGTTTAGCTATTAAAATCTTTCTTCCTGATTTTTTCCAAGGTTCGATAGTTTTATTAAATTGTTTCCATCGGTCGTCTGGTCTAGATATAATTTCATTGTGTTGCAGATTATTTTTTACAATGCGATGCCAATATTTCCACCCGTTGGGATTTTTTGGTGTAACTTCGTTGCCAAAATAACCAGTATCCATATAATAGAAATCACGGCCTTCTTCCCAGCAGCGTTTCATTATTTTGTGTTTCAATATGCCACGTAACACAATAGGTTGATTCGAATCTTCATAGACAAAATCGTCTGTGGATGTTATTTTTCCTCTGCAGGATCTTGCTAATTTTTCTATGTATTCGTCTGTGCCATCTTTACTTAGGAAAACCCAATCTTTCATTTTCTTTCTATGTCCTCTTCCACACAGGAGTTACCGTATTGTATTTCAATCACTCGTAGTGGCTGGTCAGTTTCATTGCATAACTTGTGCCATTCGGTGCGGTTTATATGAATGTGCTGGTGTTGGGTGTATTCTCCTAGCAGATCTACATCCGTGCTTTGATCTATAGTGTAGACTGTGGCTGTGCCTTCTGCTACGAACCAATGTTCTGCTCGGTCTTGATGTCGTTGCATGCTGAGACATGTTTTGGGATTGACTGTGAGTTCTTTAAGTTTGACATGATCACTAACTTCATGTAACACTCGATAATATCCCCAGGAACGTTCAGTTTTAGGAGCCTTCCATTCTTGTAAAATCCAACTACTAGAATTTTTCTTATCTTCGCCGCCAACTCCAAATACAAAATCTAAATGAAGCATTTCTTCAAGTAGATCCATCTCTGGAATATTTTCTTTGGTTCTGTCGCCGCCGTTGGCAAAGATGATTTGAGCATATGGATTAAGTGCCCTAACTTTCTTAATGGCATCTTTGGCACTATTGTCACTGTCATTAAAATTGATAACTCGAACAACATTATTAAGTTCTGCAATGATAGTTGCACGTTCTTCCCAGGACATAAATTCTTGCCCTTTCTTTCGACGTAGCCATTCGTCGGAATTTAAGCCTATAATTAACGAATCGCCAAGTTCTCTAGCTGCTTTGATATAGGCAATATGCCCGGAATGTAGGGGATCAAATCCACCAGTAATTAAAACAATCTTTTTCATGCAGATATTTATCTGCGTATATTATGAAACTATTCAAAGAGTGGCATCTTCTAATCCAGCAGTACGCAGTTTAACAATATTACTTAACTGCCATTGTTTGATATCAAGTGCTTTGATTATACCTAACCATTTATTACGTAATAGAGCAAAGTCATTGATGATCTTTTCAAAGTCTACAACGTCAGCTTCGCCTTCTACAAACTTTTCACAGTCTCTAGAGCTTAACTGACGTTGATAGTTTTCAAGATATTTGCGAAAGTGTTGACTACGTAGTCGACGTAATTCGATGTTGAGATATTCTAAAATACCTTCAATTTCTTGAAGTTGGTTGAATCGATTTTCAACAATGCCAGGCATTTGCGCAGAGGCCCTTTCAATGTTTCCCGTTACACGAACATCTTGTTTTGCTTGAATTAATTCAGCTTCATAATAGGCCACAGCATCTGGGATATTACTAATATCCTTTGAAACTCGATCATACCAATTCATTTATTCCTCTTCATCGTAGCTGTCTGCGTCATTTTCGATCTCTTCGCCATCGATAGCATACGCAATAGCTTCGTCGAGATAAGGATCTACTCCCTGAAGACTATCTAATACACTTTCTTTGATCCCGTAGTCTAACAAGGTGTTTACAAAATCGCTGGCTACATCTGCTCTTTGTTTTTCCGGTATATGTCCAATCACCACATGCCAAAGGTCAGCAATTAAATCTTCTTTCATTGAGCTTCCTCCAAGTCTGGTTCAACTGTAGTAGTTATCTCAGAAGTGGAAATTTCACCGTGTTTGGAAATGTCTTCCATGGCAATGTCTAGACCGTCTTTCTCATTGCGTTCCCAAGCCTTGCGGAACTGCTTGATAATCTCACCGTCTTTGGTAGTGTATACAAGGCTGTTACCTTCTTTCTTGAGCATGCCTTTGGCTTCGAACAAGTCGACTAATCCACTATATGGACTCATACCTGTTTCATAAGGAATCTCAACCTGTACACTTTCAAACGGTTTTGCGTAACGTGTTTTCATAATCTTACAGGCTGCACGAATACCTTGTACAGTTGTAGTCTTATTACCATCTGCATCAAGTTTCAACTTCAACTTGCGCATAGCAACAACGATGGAACTAGCGTAGATAAAACCTTGGCCGCCACTGATCTTGTCATCTGGGTCAAACATGTCTTGACTTGCGTATGTGTGATTAGTTGCTACCAGTCCAATACCTAGACTACCAAACATGTTTACACAGTTGCGAACCAGTGCTGTAAGTGCTTTAGGTTTACGACCCATATCACCTTTAAGATCCCCGGCTTGAAACTGGTTAACATCGGTGGGGGTCAGTAACATTCCTAAACTGTCAATAACGAATAATACTTTAGGACGCTCGTCCTCAGGCATTGTTTTGTATTCTGCAACAAATTCTGTAATAGTCTTTGCCACGTCGTCAATCATAGCCATGTTAAGCTTCAACAACTTGTCTGGGCTTGTGTCAACATCAAGTGCGTGTAACCACTTTTCATCAAGTGCGTTCTCTGTATCAATTAAGATTGGAAAGATGCCCTGTGCTTGTGCATTCTTGACCAGATTACCTGAACAGATAAATGATTTACCTGCACCACTTTCACCAGCAAACACAGTGACCTTGCCTAGTGGGATACCTCGTTTAAAGTCGCCGCTGATAAGATAGTTCAATGCGTAGTTGTTTGTACTGACCCAGTCTGTTGGATCGTTGAAGCCAATACTTAACCCATCGATAGATTTAGTGATTGACTTTCTAAATTTAGAAATATCAAATGCTTTGGCCATATTAGTTATCCAGGTCCATTGAATTGTATTCTTTGATTAATGCAATAAGGTCTTCTTCGGTATTGCAAACAGTCTTGGACGTTTTCCAATCTTCTTTTTTGTCTCGTCCACCGATCTCTACCATCCAAGCGTTGTCATAGCGATTGATAGTAATCGATTCATTTACTTTTGATAATTTAGTTAGTTTTGCCATATTTTTCTCCAGAGATATGAAAGAGAGTGCGAGGCTTGCTCGCACTACTCTAGTTTAGTCTTATTACTTTTGACGATTGCGAATCATGGCAAGAATGTCTTGCGCACGACTAGCAGAGTCAGTATTGGCTGCTGGTGCTGAAACTGATTTTGCAGTTTCTTCTTTAGCCATCGGAGCTGGCTCATCATCTGCTTCTGCTGCTGCAGGAACGGCTGCGGCTGCTGCTGGTCTATTAGGATCGCCTGTTGCTTGACCCATACCTGCTGGTTTGAAGTATTGACCCCAACGATCCATGTCATATGCTTCGCCATCAACTGAAGCTTCAAACATTTCCTTCATAACCTTAAGCTCAACATCGCTTGGTTTCTTTGGAAGGAAGCTAGAAAGGTCAAACAAGCCATGTGCTTCGATGGCTGTCTTTTCTTGATCTGACAATGCACGTTCACGTCGGCTCCACTTTGAAGTAGAATAATCAGCAAAGCCACCTTTTGATGTCTTGGCAATACGGAAGTCAAGACCTTTCAAATAGTCTGTTGGCAACTCATCTAATTCTGGATCCATCAATGCACCGCGAATAAGTTGATAAATTTGAGGTCCGATGATAAATCTACGGATTGGGTTTTCTGGAATCTTATCTTCTTTGATAGGATCTTCAACAACAAAACCTTGGAAAATATAACTACGCTTCTTCCAGTACTTACGACCCATTTCTTCAAGACTCTTGTCCTTGAACCAGCCACGCACCTCAGATAAGATAGGGCATGCTGTGCCGTCGTTGTACATTTCAACACAGGGAACTTGTACCTGCACTGGACGTGAATCAGTTTCACCTTTGATACCTGCAAACGGCAATTTGATCATTGCACGTTCTACCCAGAAAAATGTGTTGTTGGTATTACCATCGGGTAGCAAACGGATAACCGCTTCTTTGCCTTCTTGCATGTTCCAATGTGGGTAAATTGCGTTGTCTCCACCGCCGGTGGATTGTCCTGTGGACTTTGATTGTGCTTCTTGAAGTTTAGCACGGATTTCTGCGAGAGTTGCCATTTTAAATGCCTCCTTGTGTTATGCCTAAAATGTTTATATGCCTTATGCACATGTTTTATTATGCGCTTTTTATTTATCAAGGTCAATGATTATCTGTGTATTTTTAATTTTGTTTTACCAAAAGAAAGGGCACCGAAGTGCCCGATCTAACTGCGACGAAACTTGTTAGTAGCCTGCTAGTTCTCTAATACGAGTAAGTTCCGCAATCTGCGGATCTTGCTGTTGTGGTGCCATACGCTCTACCATTCTACGAGCAACCATTTCTGCCCGTTCACCAAATTTTTTACCTACCATAGTGCATACGCTTTCTGGGCTCTTAGGAAATGTCTCTGATTTAGGATCATAAAAACTGTGAATGAATTCTGCTAATTCTTCGGTGTTTAATCTTTCTTTGCGTTTTTCAAAATCTCGCTTAGGCTTGTCATCTTTGTATTCTATATCTTTCATGGTCAGCGGTGGTTCGCCTGACTTCTTACGATCAATCGCTGGTCTTTCGTAGTCCCTGGGATTGTCGGGATCTACAGCTTCCTGTGGTACTGGTTCCTCTGCAGGCGCAGCCGCTGCTGCTGGATCAACTGGTGCTGGCTCCGCTTCCGGGGCAGTTTGGTCACCTGCCTGGCCTGCTTCCGGGTCATCCACCATGTCACCAAAATCCAATTGTTCTAATGCTTCAGGTGCGTTGAGTTCGAGCCATTCTTTGACCAATGGTCTCACACATGCATCTGGATCTTCTGCGGCCTGTGCTTTGATTCGTTTATATAATTCTGGATCTTCAATTAGGCCTTTAAGACTTTCAATGGCATTAGTTCCATCGACTCCTGCTGGAAAGTGTTGTCCTACAAGTTCTTGTAGTCCCTGTAGTGCTGCTGCCTGTTCTTCGGGATCTTCGCTGGTCACTGCACTTTCTTCGCCTAGTGCCATTACCCAATTTTCAAATTGAGCAAATGGGTCATTGTCTTCTGTTTCAACCGTTAGGTCTTCGTTGCTGATTTCTTCTTGTGTCATAGCGACTATGTCGTCATAGCCTATGGTGTTTCCTTCTTTCATTAGTCTGTACAAGACCGGAAACACAGTTGCGATATCTTCTTTGAAGTTTTTAACTGTGAATTTTTCTGTAAACTCTTCTACAAATTCTTGTGGAACTTCTAGCGGTTCTTGAACCTGAAACGATTCTTTATATGCCTCGTAGTGTTTTTGCTTTGTGATTTTATGCAGTTGTTCTCTAACAGATTGTAATGCTGCGTTACTACGTTCTACAATTTCGTTGGTTTCACTGTTCATTAAGTCATTGCGGTTAACATAATTGCCAAAACTCTTGAGCTGAGCTATCTGTTGACTCATACCAATAATGCTCTTGCCCATATCATCATACGGTAATCCGCCATTAGCAACGTGTCGTTGCATTGCACGAGCACCTTCTAAGTGAATGAAAGGATACTTAAATCTTTCACCTTCGTCATTTTCAACAAACAGTCCAGAAATGTTTCTTGATCTAGCACCAGGTGCTGCGTCATCCATAACTGCTTGGCTGTGTTTGATAATGAGACGTGTGTCCATTAATTTTTGATAGCTCATTGTTTTGCTACCGTACATTGCGCTTTCACTCATTAGGCTTTCTCCAACTGGGGTTTGAATTTTATTCATCTGTGGTTTAGGTTTTGCATTTTGACTGAGAAACTCGTAGTCTCTTTTATCCAAATTATCTTTGGTAATATCCCTAGTGTCAAAACTCAACAATCTTCGTTTGGCAAATTGACGCAGTTCTTTCAAGAAGCCGTACCAACTGGTTTTCTGCCCGTCATCCATAGCTTCGGTGATTCCGTTTGAAAAATACACTTTCATACTGTTAGGTTCTGCAAGGCTAATACTAACATGCCCGATTGCAGTTTCACCTTCCATATAATCAAAATCAAAGAATCGAGCCTGCTCTGGATTGATAGTGATCTCACCAGTTTCTGCACCTAGTTTCAGGCCAGAGAATCGGCTGCGTACCTTATAGAATAAATCGGTGGCTATGTTATTTGTTGCGTCCATAAGTATATTTATCAAAGACCCATGCTGACAAAGATCGGCATAGGCATAGATTCATCGGTGATTTTTTCTGTCATTTTATCATAGATCTGTGGATCCCAGTCTGCCAATACATCTGCCATACGCATGATTAACAGTGTTGAACTGACCAAATCATCGTGTTCTCCGCTCTTGGCTTTAAAACCCAGCCCCGATGCCACATATGTTTTTAGCTCAGATATCAACGGTTTGCTGTGGATGGTCATTTTGTGATTTTCGATCATGTTTTTTAGTTGGCTGCAA